GGTTGGGTTGGGGTATTAGCTAGTATGTTGTTCCAAAGTTCAATTCCCATAAAAAATATTCGTAGCGTTGACATCGATCCAACATGCGAATCTATTGCTACTATGATGAACAAGCAAGAAGAGATGGATGGCAGATTCCGTGCAGTCACCGCTGACATGTGCGCTATCCGAAGCGATGCAGATATCGTTATCAACACCAGCTGCGAACACATCGCACAGGATCAATATGATTTATGGTTAAGCGGTATGCCCTATAATAGTTTGATAGTGGTGCAAAGCAACAACTATGCAATACCGGAGCATGTTAGAACTGCAAGTAGCCTAGAAGAATTTAAACAGCAAAGCCATCTTAATGTTGTATGGGCAGGAGAATTAGAGTTGCCGTTGTATACTAGATACATGATTATAGGTAGGCAATGCTAGTTGAAAACATAAATTTAAAATCTTATAATAGATTTTTTTCATTTGGTTGCAGTTTTACCAAATATAAATGGACTACCTGGGCAGACCTAATTGGACAACATTTTTCAATTTATGAAAACTGGGGAGAACATGCTGCTGGTAATCAATTCATCTTTAATTCCATTGTCGAATGCCATAAACGAAATAATTTTTCTAAAGGCGATTTGATTGGTATAATGTGGACTAGTGCTCTAAGAGAGGACAGGTACACTGATAAATGGACATTTGCAGTTACAGATCAACGAAAAAAGATATACGGAAAAAAATGGATGAACGATTTTGGTAAGTTTGAGACCGGCAATCTAATCAGAGACTTAGCAGCTATCGAAGCAACTCAACACATGTTATCGAATTTGGGAGTTGACTGGGTTAATCTTAACAGTATTCCATTAATACGATTTGATTATGATAAAGTATATAACGATATTCGCAATGATAAGATAACAATAGAAGAGATAGAGAAAAGATGGACTATCTGTCAACGGCAGTTATCTCAAGGAATTGAAATCAATGAACTATATTTGATGGCACCCGATGTTATCAATATGTATAAAGATTTGTTTCAAAATATTAAATATCCATTACTAGAAACTATAATAAATACCGATAGAATAGACAAACATCCTACTCCCCTTGAAGCGTTTTTGTATCTTAACGACACATTGAAAATTGATGTTAACTATGACATTGATGCTATCAACTGCCGAACCACTCCTACAAGATTTTAAATGATAACCAACTACAATAATTACCAAGAATTAGAAACTCTATATAAAAACAGTCTGGCAAACAATATAATCGAATATTTGCCAGACGGATACCCAATATTGTTAGATAAAAATTGGCCATTAATTGGTATCAATTGCTCTGGCGGGGCCGATTCAACAATGCTAACATATCTAATATGTTCGTTGATAAAAGAAAAAAAATATAAAACCAAGGTTGTTATTTTAAATCATATTCGATGGTGGGACACAAAACCGTGGCAAGATTATCACGGAACAATAACATACGAGTATTTAAAAAATGAATTTGATGATATCATTACAACCCGATATCAAAACTTAATTCCTCCAATTTTAGAACCTAAATTTTTCCCTGTTACTGGAAAAGACTTTCCCGGCAATTTTCCAGGAAAAACATTCCCGGGTGGGGTTATCGAAACTATTAATTTTGATAAATTTATGACAAAAAAACTTGGAATTTCTGCAATATATGCAGCTATAAATCGATCCCCAAAACTTGTAAATTTTGAAAACGAGCCCAACGATAGAGTTATAGATATCGATACATTAACAGAAGAAAATGCATTTCACTACACGATGTACAAGTATGATAAAGAGAATGATCCCTGGTTTATAAGTCCTATAGCTTTTGTTGACAAACGATGGACAGTAGAACAATACATAACACTGCGATTAGAAAATTTATTAGATATGACTAGAAGTTGCGAAGGTGATGTAGAAATGAATCCAGAAATATTTAAAGATTTAGATTATACAACCTATACTCCCGGAGATACTATCCCTGTTTGTAAAACTTGCTACTGGTGCCTTGAGAGAGAATGGGGCATTTCTCATGCATTTAAAAAATAGAATCAAATCCATTGCTATTTTTTCTTAAAGTACCTTCAAACCAATAATCTACATTTAAAGCATATCTATCAGTTGTTCCAAGATTTCTAGACGATTCATGCAATAAATGACTAGGAAAAAATACAATTAAATTATCGGTCGGAGTAATAACAAATTTTTTAGTGTTTATTAAGTTACTGGTATGATAGGGTATATCGATCATACTTGGAAACAAATTAAGATAATTATTATCTTTTTTAAGAATAAGGTCACCTGAATCTTTATTACCTTGAAAATATATACACGATGTAAACAAACTAGTGGAATGGGTATGTGCAGGATTCCATTCTCCTGGCTTATGACGAGTTATCCAACTATGTCTAATTTTTAAATTTATTGAATTATCGGCTTCGATCACATCATGCCAATATTGGTTAGCAGCCTTCATTATGTCGTGGTGCAACGGTTGCAGAATTTTAAAAGTATCTAACACTTGCCGTTCTTTGGATATCGAAAGATAGTAGTTATCAGCATTATACCAAGGTACATATTCGATTTGTTTGATAAAATCAATAATGTTTTTAGAAATTGGAGGAAGATCTGCAGTGGATACAGGTATTGAAAATAAGTGATTAGTATTCATGAAAATATTTAGTGTTCCGTGCATACTACTTAAATATATTCATGTTTAAATTTTCCGAACTCAAGAGCATTCATTTAGAAATTACTAATCGATGCCAAGCAAGTTGTCCTATGTGTAGTAGAAATATTCACGGTGGGGTTGACAACCCTAATTTAATATTAAATGATTGGACAACTGACGATTTTAAGAATATTATATCAAGGGCAGTATTAGCTCAAGTAGAAAGTTTATATTTTTGCGGAAACTTTGGCGACCCAATCATAAATCATAATTTAGCAGACATGTGTGAATATGTCTCAACTGTAAATCAAAATATCAATTTAAGAATACACACAAACGGTGGAGCAAGATCTACATCGTGGTGGGAATCATTACCATCTAAATTACCAAAAAATCATAGAGTAATATTTGGGATTGATGGATTAGAAGATACTCATCATCTATACCGAAAAGGTACTACTTACAGCAATGTTATAAAAAATGCTACTGCATTTATTAACAATGGTGGCTGTGCTGAGTGGGTGTTTATAAAATTTAAACATAACGAACACCAAGTTGATGAAGCTAAGAAACGAGCAAAAGAGTTAGGATTTGTTGGATTTAATGTAAAAAATTCTTCTAGATTTGTAGGGTCTTCGCAATTCGATGTAAGAGACAATGCAGGAAACGTACTATACTATATTGAACCGCCTACAGATAACCAAGTACAGTTTATTAATAAAGACACTATTAAAAAAATAAAATCGTGGACTAACAATGCAGTAGTTTCGTGTAAGGCATTAGACAGCAATGAAGTGTATATTGATGCAGCAAAAATAGTATACCCGTGTTGTTTTATTGCCAGTTCTCCATTGTATTACACTGACCCCGATAGTATTATTAATGGCATTAGACAAACTATCAGTGGTCAGTATTCTAATTTAATAGCTGACTTGGGAGGAATTGATCAGCTGAATGCATTAAATTTGTCTATTAGCGATATTATTGAATCAACTAACTGGCAAACAGTATGGTATGATTATTGGAATAGAAAACGATTAACAACATGTGCCAGGATTTGCGGTTCCTCATCGGAAAAATTATTTACTAAGCCCCAAGAACAAATTGTTGAAAAAATAAATTTAAATGAAAATTAAAAGAATTACTAATAATTATCCTCCTAACATGTTAAGAATAGAATATATGTTAGGAAATTTATGCAATTATAAATGTAATTATTGTTTTCCTGGTAGTAACGAAGGTACAGTACGTTGGCCAGATATAGAACTTGTTAAAAATAATTTAACTCATTTATTAAATTTCTATAAAAAGAACGGTAAAGATTTATTTCAATTTTATCTAATTGGTGGCGAACCAACATTATGGAAAGATCTTCCAATTTTAACAAAGTATCTTAAAGAAGAATTCGGCGCAATTATCAACATAAGTACCAATGGATCTAGAAAATCAAATTGGTGGATAGATAACGCTGATAAGTTTGACGATATTGAAATTTCAGTTCATCACGAGTTTGTTGATACTGATCATGTTATAGAAGTAGCAGATATAATCTACGAAAAAGGAGTGAATACTGTTGCTAATGTGTTAATGGATCCTAACAATTTTGAAAAATGTATTTCAATAATTGAAAAGTTAAAACTAAGTAATTGTCCTTGGCCTATTATTGCAAAGAGTGTACATTATAATGGTGAAACAAAATATACAGAAGAACAAAAAAAATATTTTGCTGATACAGTCAAGCGTATGCCAGACATGGATTGGTATAACACTGTAAATAGAGATCCAGTTTGGAAGAAAATTACATGGGTTGACACTGACACTGAGAAGATACAAATCCCCAGTAACAATTGGTTCACTATAAATAAAATTAATCATTTTACTGGCTGGACCTGCAATCTCGGAGTAGATCACATAGAAATTTTTCAGGATGGTACAATCTCTGGAAATTGTAAACAAAAAATATGGGGATTAAATTATCATTATAATCTATATGATTTAGAATTTATCAATAACTTTAATCCAACACTTGTACCAGTTATTTGCAAACAACTGATATGCCAATGCACTAGCGAAATAATTATAAACAAATATGCCTAACTTCAAAACATTAGAACCTATTAATCAATCTCCAATCTTTCATATAGATTGGGAACTGAATATGAAATGCAATCTAGATTGCAGCTATTGTGGAAGTCATGACAATTCAATAAGTAACCCCAGTTATGAAAGCTGTCTAGCCACTTTAGATTTTTTATTAGAATATGCAAATCTCTATATGCAATACAAACCAGACAATCATAAAGTTGTTTTATTAAATCTGTTTGGAGGCGAAGCAATATATCATCCAAATTTTGTAGAGATTCTAGAAGAAGCTCGCAAGAGACATGCAAAATATAAAGATGTATGGCAATTGAGAATCCATTGTATTACTAATGCAGTGACTACTGAAAAGAAATGGAAACAAATTTTAAACAGTGTTGATTCATTTACTGTTTCTTATCATACAGAAAGCACTCATAGACAACAACAGCAGACCAAAAATAATTTATTATTGTTGAGAGATACAGACAAGTGGTATCAGTGTTCTATTATGATGCACCCTGAATATTTTGAAAACAATTTAGAAATGATAGAGTTTTGTAAACACAACAACATCAAGTATATTCCTAGACAGTTAGATCAAATTAAAGGCAACACAAAGTTTAATTACAAACAAGAACAAGTTATTTGGTTTGATACGTTGTATAAAAGAAAAAGCACTATTCAAATTGAATCCAAAAAATTAGAAGATGCTAAAAAATCACCTAACAAGACTAACATGTCAAAAGTGGGGAGAGCATGTTGTGGCGGAGAGTCGTTTGCGGTAGATGAAAATTTTAATGAACAAGTATTTTTTGTTCCTGACAATCGCTTTGAAGGATGGAGTTGCAGTGTTAATTGGTTCTTTGTCTTTGTTAAACAAGTTGAAAAAAATATATATCTAAATAAAGATTGTAGAATGACGTTTGATGGCACAGTGGGCCCGATTGGATCTATAGATCAGGCCGACCAAATTTTATCAACGCTTAAAAGCAATTTAGAAAATAACACACTTCCGGTGATTACTTGCAAAAAAGAGTTATGCAGATGCGGAATGTGTGCTCCTAAAGCAGAAACAGAATTGCTCTATACTAAAATTATGCAGAAGTATACGATTCCCATATCTCATTAAAGTCTGAATCTTCTTTAGCTTTTGGTATACACATACCACACCCGCATCGATCGTTAGGGCACACAATCGGCACAGGATTTTTCATTCGATTTTCTAAATCAGTCAATAATGTGTCAGCGTTTACCAATGATCCAATAGGTCCCCGACCAGTGTGTGTAGCTTGACAAGTTTGATGATGATAAACTAACCCAGTATGTTGATCTATATGTAGGAAATACCAGTCGACCATACACTTCCAGTTTTTAAATTCTGTATTAACCAGTGTTATAGGAACCCATTCTCCATCTACCTTTCCTTTCAAACACCGGCCACCACAGCATTGTCTGCCTAATGTGTTTCCTTCATTTCCTGAATCTTTGGAATAAGGTATATTTAAATTTTTAAAAAACCACACTTTTTGTTCTGTTTTATATGTGTGCGATGTTCTTCTTTTTGATCCGTCGTTGTCTGTAAACCATCCCGTCCTATCTTGATTTCCATCTCCAATTGGTCGAGGATTGTATCGAATATTATTTTCTTTTAATAAATCACATACATCTGTAGTTTCTTGCCAATGATCCACATGCAACATTACATTGACCTGCAACCACAAATCGGTTTTAGACAATTCTAAAATATTATTGATTGTTCTTTTTTTATAATTTTCACTGGCTTCGGCGTGATAACTTATAGTAACTCCATTAAAATTGTTAATTATTTTTTCGGAGTATTTTTTACCCCAACTACCGTTAGTGGTAAGACTTAAAAAATACGGTTCACTATCAGCTCGGATATATTCTATCAATTTCCAAAAATCTGGGTTGATTGTTGGTTCACCACCGGTAAAATTAATATTAGTTTCAATTTTATCTTTTCGATGTGTATTATAAATCGTTGTCCAGTTCTTGATAAACTCAAACGTATTTTTTAATTCTTCAAAAGGTGTATACGGACTAACAATATCATGCCGGGTGCTTTCGCAGTATGTGCAGTCAAAATTGCAGCGACGACCTATGTCCCATGTTACCATCATAGGATCTTTTTTTAATGAATTGATAGCTGTAGTTTTAATCATTTTTAATTTTAGTTAGTGGAATATCAGCGGCGCAGGTACACCATTCTCTCGTACATGTAATAGGCGTAGTAGGAACACTGAATTCATCTTGAAATATATTACCCAAACTGTCACCCACCCTGCAGGTAGCACGATGCACATCACCGTCCCAATTGATCATAAGACTTTCTAAGCCCGCATTGCATGTCCATCCTTTGAATTGATTTTGATGAAGTTTGATAACATCGTTGGCATGCATAATTTTATCATCATCTATTCGGCAGTTGGGTTTAACAGTTGCATCCTGTTCTAATATCCATTGTAGATCATTACCGTTGTATCGCATATCGTCAAACACGTTATGATCTCCCTCAGTCCATCGTATTCTACGAACAGCATATCGAATGCCCAATTCTTTAAACTTTTTAACAACTGATCGAACATGATCCATCTTATCGTGATGTGCCATAACATTGACAAAAAAGTCTTGTTCAGTTTCGTCGTAATATTTTAAGATAGTATCTACTACTCTACTCCATTCATGTTCGAAATGCAGGCTAAACACAAGATGATTAAAAAACATTTCATTTTTCAAATACCAGCGATATCCTCGTGTTCCGTTGGTAGTAATATTGACCCAGAAGACACCGTTGTGTTTAAAATATTCTAATAACTCTTCAATGTCTGGGTGTACACATGGCTCCCCTCCCGTTAGGCTAAGACGCAACGGCTTGCCTATGTTGCATAGTTTATCAACGGTTGCCTTTAGCACAGTGATATCGGTATGTGGACTAAAATTATCGTGGATACTATTAGGACAATAAGTGCAGTCATAGTTACACCTCTTTCCTAAATTCCACTCAACTTTAAGCTGATCTTGATGCGGCCACGCTGATGTTATTTTATGCAATTTACTTCCTTGACTTTATTAAATGTAAGCAGTTTCTTTTTATCAATGACAGTTATTAAGTCTGCTACGGGAATCATACCTATATTTAAATTTTTAAATTTAAAGTTTTGTCTCTTAACCCACTTATTGATGATTGCTGATCTTACAAAATACACAAGCCAATTTGTCGCTGGCCCGAATTTTATCATAAAATCTGCACTGTAGTGTGTTTGTGGCCTAATCGCTTCCGATATGTTATCCTGATCTTTAAAAATATCCAATACTGTTTTTCCTACATGACAGTAATTAATATACACAGTACCTCGGCCCCATTTGTAGGTAAACTGATCCATATCCGTTGTAGTTAGCTCAAATCGTGGTCGATCGGCAAAAGTTACAACGACTGTTGGATGCAACTTATCAGTTCTCAATGCTGCTTCAAACTGATGTATAACAATATTAAATCGTTCAACCGCATGTTTTACTTCAACAGGAGCATTGTTAAACCACGGAGTTCCTACCGTTATCTCTCCTCTCAGATCTTCAAAAAATTTATGAAGATAATTTAAATCTTGCTGTGATGTATTAGTATTCACATATGTATCTATTACATTCTTATAATTGTTAATGACTGAGATACAACTATTTAATTCCTCAATAAAATTATGAGATCCCCAATTACTAAATCGATCAGTTTCATATAACGGATAGGTCTTTTGCAATTCTTTAAACCACTTTTGTGCAATCGCAGTGTCTCTTACTCTAAAGCACAGTACAGTATCCTCGTGACCGTTAGTCAAAACTAATTTAAACATACGGTTTGAACTCTGGAGTAACCTCGGTAAAACTTTGATTACGACTTAAATCGAGCCTACGGTTGAATTCTACACAATCTGCCCACTTGTTTTGTTGATCTCTTGCCTGAAGATAATTAATATTGTCTTGTATCTGTCCTAGTGTATACTCCAACAGTTCGGGATGTTGGTTAACTAGTTTAAAGTTCTTAACTCGTAGACTGACAGATTGCAACCTGTCAATTGCTAATTGTCGTAACTCTGGTGGTAGTACTTGCGCAGACAATACATTAGGATACTCAACACGATGTGTATGAAAAATAATACCAATATCGTCTAAAAAATATTCAATCATTTTGTCTAATATCAGTACATTGCTAACTTGCACAGTAACAGCACCAACAATGCGACTAATATTAGGTATAGTTTTTATTTGTTTTATGTTGTTAATCATTTCAGCAAACGAAGCATTGCCGCGAATATACTCGTAACTATTGTATAGTCCATCTATACTTACATTTACTGCCACCGACTTAAACTTGGGCCAATATTCCCAAACAGTACGATTGCTCTTGCCTAACATACTCAAATTGGTCGCATACTTGATTTCAATTTGATCGCCGTACGGAGCAAGCATGTCTAAAATACGATAGTGCTGAGGATCCATTAGGGGTTCGCCGCCTGCAAACTCCACCCTTCTAAAGTGCGGCAATAATTTTTCTAAGCTATTCCACCATTCGGGATTATCTTGAAACTTGTCTAAAAATGGCTTGTTTTCTAAGTTATGTTGTTCTACAATAGCATACATAATGTTGCCTTCTTTCTTGTAGAATTCTTTAACTTCACTCCAATCATTCCAGCTGGTACTATCCATGGGATGACACATACGACATTTAAGATTACACAGATTGTTCAATTTTAATTCAATGGTGGGAATTTCAAATGGCATTGCATAGTCAGCGGTTAACTTGTCTAGTGCGTCTGGGTACAGGTTAATTCTAGCTTCGGGTATTTTGCCAGCAATATGTCGTTGTCGAAGACTTTCAACTCCTTGGTCTTCTAGATTAAAACACGGTTCGCACTCAGGCGGCCTCTCATCATTAAGCACCTGCTTTCTAATACGTCGCATTGTGTCATTATTCCATATTTCTTCTAATGACTGTTTTTGAATAACCCCAACAGGATGACTTCTACAGCATGCACATATTGCACCATCTTCACGAGTGGCTAACCCTGTGAACGGGTGCATGCAAAATGTTTTACTCTTCATTGGGCTAGGTATCTTATAAGAGGAGAAACGCCAGTTGGCTGGCCGTTGTTCATTGCTAGGTATATACTATTTGTTGGAGTTAAATTAAAATCTTTACAAATTTTATAATAACTTGATTCATGAGTGTTCCACAAATAATCTGATTTTAAATTTTTCATGAAATGTCTGCCTATTATTACCGGAATTTTTAAATTCATATTAAATTTATTCATTACATAGATAGCATCGTCGTTGGTATTTTTACTCCATCGCAATCCTACTCTATTCCATCCTAACCCTAACCCTTTACTTAAACTTATAGCAACACTTTCTATAGCGGGATGATCAAAGTTAAAATTTATATTTCTACAACAAGTAATCCATGCGCCGTCTATGTGTACAGGAATTTGTTTAGCATATGCCTCATCTAAAATTAAATGCATTGATTCATGCATTGCACCTGTACTCGGAAACGGCATGGCAATTATTAATGGTACGTTTCTTTTTAAATTTCCCACATTGGTGTATTCTATATCAGAATTTAATCTTTGATGGTATCTGTAATCGCCTTCAAAAGTTTGAACAGGGCCTTTCATATAGATAGTATCAATAAATTGAGTACACCCTGAGCATATGTCGATGTTGGTAAACTTTTCTAAGCCTGTTAAGTTATTAAGGGTACTTGACGATATAAAACTGATCAACTCTAATTTAAATTTATTGTACACTTCATTACTGATATCTTTTTCAATATTTCCGTCAAGTGCATCGATGATCAACGATTCGATAAAATCATCAGATAACGGCTGCGGTCTGTCAGTCTCTAAAAACTTTTTAGAATAGTAAGGAGCGATTTTAACTTTCATGAAATATTTATATGATCAGATAATTCTATAAATATTTCATGAAACAAAAAACTTTTTGGATACAATCGGAAGATACACAGCTGGGCAAATGGCAAAAACAGTTACAAGACCTAACGGGGAGCCCTAGCTTCTGTGTTCTTCCATGGATACACTTAGCTACTCGCCCAAACGGTGACATGAGAGTATGCTGTGTTGCAAATGCCAGTGGTGCTGATAGCGGAGACTACACAGTCGGACTAGTTAAGATGGAGGACGGCCAGCCTGCAAACTTTTCACATGATCTTCCTACTGAAGCATTTAATAACAATTACATGAAATCAGTTCGTAAATCAATGCTGGCTGGCGAAGCTCCTGCTAGTTGCAAAAAATGTTTTGATGAAGAAGCTAAAGGTATTGCTAGTAAAAGGATTTGGGAAACCGGCACATGGTTTAAAGATGAAAAAATTGATATTCCTGAACTAATAGCCCAAACTGGTGCTGACGGAACTGTTCCTTTTAAATTAGAATACTTAGATCTCCGGTTAGGACATACTTGCAATCTTAAATGCATTATGTGCAGTCCACATGATAGCAGTCAATGGGTAGGCGAGCATAAAAAAGTATATCCGTTATTTCAAAGTCCGTTGATCAAAAAACAGTTAAGTTGGCAACGGAGCGAATTTAATAATTTCTGGCATAAAAATCCTAAATTTTGGGAAGAAATTTACGAGCAAATCCCTAATTTAAAACAATTATATTTTGCTGGTGGCGAGCCGTTAATGATACGTGAGCACACACAATTCTTAGAAGAAATTATTAAACGTGGATACGCTGATAAGATTACACTTCGTTACAATACCAACGGACTACTGTTAGACGACGCAATTATGAAGATATGGGCAAAATTTCGTAAGGTCAAGGTAGGATTTAGCCTTGACGGCATAGAAGAACGAAATCATTATATACGGTATCCAAGTAAGTGGGAAGTTATTAAAAAGAATCTAGATATTTTAGATAACGCTCCTGGTAATATTCAAACTAACATAGCACTAGCTGTGCAAATTTTAAACATTAAACATATTCCAGAGATGATCAAATGGAAAGTTAATAGCAAATTTAAAAAGATCAATATGGATACCAATGCTGCGGGCCAGATGATGGGAGGAGGGTTGATCGGTGTACATCTATTATGGATTCCCACTTGGTTAAGTCTACGTGTATTGCCTACTGAAGATAAATTAGAAGTAAGAACACTGTTTGCTGAATTAAAACAATGGTTATGGGATAACTACACACAAGATGATGAATTTTGGAAAACTAATCCATATGGGTGGAAAAGATGGGAAGGTATTCTAGATTGGATGGATGCTGAAGATCATACTAATTTGTTACCCGATTTTAAAGAATATATAGAAAGAATGGATACGCAACGTAATACTGATTTTAAAGACATATTTCCCGAACTTTCACATTTATTATAATGTTTAAAAAACTTAATATACAAATAAATTCTAAAATTATTTCAGAAGCGGTTACTGATCTGCCTGATATTAATTTTAGAATGTCTATTAACACTCCCACTGACAATTTTTTCTACGATCCTTGGACTATTAAAGAAGAATTTAAAAATTCAGCCTGGAATAAATTATTAAAAACATTGCCATTCGATACAGGCGAGGCTAGAATTATTAAACTAGATCCCGGTAAATGTTACATAGGGCATTCGGATATTGATGACAGATGGCATACTACATTAGCAGCCAAAGATTCGTTTTTAATAAACCTCAATACATGTCAAATGTTCGAGCTTACCAAAGATTTTCAGTGGTACGAGTTAGACACTTCAATTCGTCATAGTGCCGTAAATTTCAGTAATGTTCCTAGAATTCAATTAGTGGTTAGAAAATTATTAGTTAGAGGTAATATTCCTAATCCGATAAATGTAAAACTTACTTTAAAAAAAATTGTAGAAGACCGTAGGTATATTTTTGACGATTTAGTCAGTCCGTGGCTCAACAATCAAAATAAAAAAGGCCTGTTGAACAATTTCTCTGGGGAAGAATTCAAAGCAACATTTACCACAGACAGTAGTGTGATAGATTCTCTCAACGAGCAAGTTGAATCATATTTTAATTTAGAGATAGTACAATGACAGATTTAGAAAATTGGAATTATTATTACAAATTTGATCCTACTGTAAATAGGCTCACTCGTTCGAATATGCTTTACACTCCGTTAATAAATCCCGAAGGAAATATATTCTGTATGAACTGGGATTCAAAAAACGATTATCAATTAAAACACGGCCCGCGAGAAAATTTTAAAGAACTTATAGATTTCTTTTTTAACAAAGAAATAACTAACTTATCAAAGTTTAGAAATTGCAAGTGGAGTCCAGAAATCATCGATATTGATCATGGTCGTCGACGTATATTCTTTAAATGGCACGGGGAAACTCTAAACACTATCGTATACAGTGACAGAACTCTCGATCAAGTTTGTCCTAACTGGCAACACCAATTACATTCTATAGTGTCTGGCATTCTAGATATGGGATTTTACAAACCCAGTTTGTATCCTCATTGTTTCTTTTTTGATGACGATAACATACTACGAACATTTGACTTTTATGCTTGCATATCAAAAGAAAACCCGTTTATTGAGTTTGAGTTGATTAAAGGAATGGTAGGCCCTAATTCAATGGGGAGATTTGATGAAGCAATGAACGGCAGCATTGTTAATGTAGAAATACTTTTTAAAAGAGCATTAGAAACCTATGTTAAGTGGCCTAATGATGCTCTTGTAACAGTATATAACAAACTATATTCTTAATCGTCAATTGATTGCTCCCAGTCTTTGTTGTCTAGATTATAGTTTAATGTTCCCGTCGGCCAATAATCGACTACCAGAGCATATCTATTTTCATTAGTTTGACTTTCGCTGACACAGTGCTCTAAATGCCCCGGAAAGATAACAATCATATCAGTTTTTGGTTCAATTGACCATTCTCGAGTATTAAAGTTTGTTTTTTGACTAAACTTCATTTCCATAACATTGTGGAATAGATTTCCATAGTTTAAATCTTTTCTAAACATTAGTTTTCCGCTATTCTCAGGAACCTTGGGATAGTAGATAGCGGTTACTAGTGTGTTAGGATCTTGATGCCACGGGTGAAAATCGTCTTTGTTATGCCTTGTTGCCCAACTGTGAAGTCGTCTTAATCCCAAGTGAGGTTGTACATATAACACGTTACGCCAATAGTGTTCTACTGCTGCTTGGATATTATCTCTAATTCTTTTTAACGGTTCTTCGGTTTCAACAATATATGTTTTCTTTGTTAGCTTGAGTCTTTTATTTGGACGTAAGTGTTGTATATACTCCATATTCTCAAGGTAGTCTAGTTCCTCTTTATTGATTGGAGGTAGCTGTGCAGACCATACCGGAATAGCATATAGTTCGTGTAGTGTTGGGTTTTCGATATTAATTTGTTTACTCGTACGCTAGTATGTGTAGCATAAATTTTGGTTTGACTCCGCAATTGAATCCGGCATGCCATGCGTGATAATTATTCCACTCCCACATATCCCCTTGATCCCAGAAATAATGTGCTTCTTTTCCTAACAAGAATACGTGACCAAATTCTGGTTTACCTATATGACACACAAATCTTTTTAATTTGCCTAGTTTGAGATAGTGTTGTTCGTTGTCGTCGGTATCCCAGTGCCACGGAGTACAATACCCGGGATCAACTCTGCTAATCCATGCTCTGGCAATTTTTACGTTTAATAATTCTTCACAAATTTTATTAATATTTTCATCATAATCTTTTCCAGGATAGTAATTACTCCATTTTGCAGATGATAGATTAACATTTCCATCCTCCCATAAAGAAAACAATTCGCTGTATCCAGCGTTACGTTCACTCCAAAGTTTTTTATCAGGTAATACTTCCTTACCTTTAGTGTCTTTAATATTGTTTATCAATGCCTCACAATCTAACTGTAGATTGCAATTAAATAAAAACATTGATGAATCGGTATCTAACATATTACTTTCTGTCCTGATCAGTGTAGAATTCTTTCTTATTGTGTTTGAGGCCAGGTTCGAATGTTGTGAACTGAAAAGTTGCTCGAGGAATCATACTTAGATTAACCACGCCGTGTATTAGATCTGCTTGATCAAACTCCCACAGGTCGCCTGCTTTATACCCAGTCATCATATTTCCTCCCTCAGACACAAACACATGCCCGGGATGATAATCCATCAGTGCCATCCAATATCGAGTGGCAGTAGCTTGTATTTTAGTGTGCGGGTCATAATGCATGCATGCAACACTTCCTGGAAGAAATTTAATAAACCACCAATCCCATTCTCTTCCGTTGAGATCAATTGGCGGTGAAATTTTAAATTCTTTTATATCATCAGTCATCTTAGTGTACATGTTTGAATAAAAGTTCAACCGATCATATCCTGCATCACAGAATTTTTTGTACCATTCCTCATGAGAAGGATGACCAACCCATGTTTTAGGTTGATTTAGTACAGTAGGATTTCCTTTAGTTGATACAATTTTTTCAACTAACCCGAGAGTTATCCAATCAGCATAATTTCCTATATATTTCATTTATTGTAAAAGCTCAATTGTAGTGATATTCTCGGAGTCATGCTTATGTTAGCTGCACCGTGAACCATCTTTGCGTCGGACCACTGAAATAAATCTCCTATTTTATAGTTGTTGAGGAGATAATCATCATGAGTAAAAATATGACCATCTTCAAAATCAGTTAGCATCATAGTATATCGTAAGCTATCAGTTGTGCCAGTCAGGTGCGGGTCAAAATGCATCGGTTGCATATCACCAGGCGCATATTTTACAATCCACCAATGACCGTACTCGCACCAATGCGGGAATATTGGATGATTATATTTCCATCCAGTTTCTTTTATAAATTGTTGAACACACGGAGTTTCGATTGTGTATTGATGAAATTTATATTTTAAATCAGGATAGCCTGCATTTTCTAACTCAATTCGAGCACAGTCCCATTCGGGAACTCCAGTCCACTTTTCTGGTTGATACACAGGAACAATGTTGCCATCGTTTTTTAAAATCATTTCAATGAGCCCTTCTGGGATCCAATTTTTATAATTATATATGAGATTCATTCTTTATATTCCTATGATTAATTACATTATTTGTCGGCATGCATATCTCTTAAAAATTGTAACAATGGAGTAAAATAATCTTTCATCACTTGATCTTTTACCAATAACATATTACCGGAAACTGTTGGAATTTGCTTATACTCGTCCCACGATAATGATTTTATTCGTTCTACTGTAAGGTCTTCTTTGCCGAATGGACTATGTTTAAAAATCCATTTTCTTTTTCTAGATACAGTACTTAGCTTCTGTTCGCATTCCTCGGCCAATAATTTGGCATCGTTGTAATTTTTAATATCGGTTCCGTCATCTTTTTCCCAATACCACGGTCTGTTTACAGGATCAGGAAAACTATATCCGTATTTTTGATAGTTTCGTTCGAACTCGCTAGTAACTCTAAATTGTTCCCATTTATCCGGAGCATATAATCTCAGTGGCACTAATCCTATTGCATCAATAGGAGCATCATCCCTCATAAACCATTCAGTCGAATATCTAATAGACTCTGAATTTTCCCCAGGTAACCCAGTGATAAATTGACTACTGATCATGACATCATCTCCCCAGGCAGCTTTACAATCAATTAATGCTTGTTTTAAGTTTTCACTTTTAGCACCTTTTTTAATATTTTTTCCAGCAACTGAATTAAAGGTTTCAATTCCTACGATAATATCTTTAAATCCGCACTCTTTAACTAATGGAATCTGTTCTGGGTGTGATCTTAATAAATCTAATCTAAAAAATCCCCAGAATATAGGAGTAAACGGTAATGATTTAACTACGCTATGAAATGCTTGAAGTTTTTCTGTACTATCATTAAATGTATCATCTGTTATGTAGTATTTCCATACTCCCCATTTTTCCCAATTTTCTATTAATTCTGCTCTTAGCATTTCGGGTGTTTTTAAATAATCATTTATATTTTTTTGTCCTATCAACGGCCAAGTACAAAAGCTACAACTAAATCTACAACCTCGACCTACTTCTAATCCCAGTGCATCGTAAGGCATAACAAAGTCTTCAACTTCATATTTTGTAGTAGACAATTTAAAATCAAATTTTTCTTTATCGCCCTGTGCTTTAATGTCGTAATTAACAATAGGATTAAATATTCTCTTTGGACCTTTTCCTGATACAGATAGCATCCAATCGACAAACATAGTTTCAGCCATGCCTATAAAAAAATGATCAATACCCGGAGTTTCAAAATATTCCCATGTTTTACTGCCACCAAAAATGACTTTAGTTTTGGGGTTGCGTTGTTTAACATATTCTAACCAAGGCGCTGACAATCCATTTGCAAACTGCATAGGTAGTCCTGCACAATACCACGGTTCTGTTTCAAGTTTTAAAAAGGTAGCCGAACTTTCCCTTGCATAAGAATGTTGTAATAATGACGCTCGCTGTTGACCTTCAACGTCTTGCATTCTGTAAGGGAAAATACTAGTGCTAAATCCAACAAAATATGTTTCCGGTCCAACACTGTTATCTAAAATTTCTTTATACATTTCAATTGTTACTGCAAAGGCAAAGTCGACAACTAAAATATTGAATCCGTATTTTCTTAATTCGTTGGCTAGTCTATGTACACCATACCCACGCCCAAGCCAATTTTGAGATGTACATTCTGTAAATAATATTCCGTGATACATTAATAACTCTCTAAATGATCAATTTTTAATTTCTTTCGAAAATCGTCTGTAAATTTGCCATCAATCCGCAATCCGTAGGTCTGAGACATAGTACGATTACCACCGTGCCAATCTTGATCATTCCACCAAGCGGCTCTAGTGTTAAGTCCGTGTTTCATCTTAACTTCTGGATCCCAAATATAAAACTGATTTCTAGTATCCGGTCGAATATGTATAAATTCATTTTTGTGGGGAACGATCACATCAACTCCGTTCTTTGCATCTAGATCTCGATGTTCAAACGGTATTCCATCAGCCTCGCAATGAAAAAATATAACACGGCCTATATGTTCGAAAATGTTGTCTGTTATTAACTGTTCGATCCATGTTACTACCCCTGGAAAATATTCTGCTTCTGGTGTAAGTTTTCTTTTTGCAGTCCTGTCGTCCCAACTGCCTTCTTCCCATAGAAAATAATAAATGTAAGGATCATATGCTCCCATTGCCATTTTTAAAAATCTTGTAAATTTATTGCGTTGTTGGTAATTTGAAAAATCTTTATATAACGACAACCCTGCTTGTTTAATAGGATCACTGTCAGGTAGCTCTAAAAACTCTTGCATAGCTTGATATATAGGTTTCCAATGAAGCTGATAACTCATATCGTTAAATGTAAAACCCGGTTTCATCCAAGTTCCTTCTTTTGCAAACTCTCTTGCCTCAGCAAAACCTTTATAAATTTCAGGTTGCAGCTTATCAAACTCCTGCATGTTTAGGAATGGTTCGATGTCATAATATGCTTTACCGTTTATTCCTTTTATCATATAATTCCTTTTATGTTTAAGAGATCGGGAAGATATTCTCTTTTTATTCTAAAAATCAATCCCACTCGATCACTATAAGAGCTGTTTTCTGTTGCATGGGGAATTTCAGCATCAACCAAGTATGCATTTCCTGTGGGAGGAAAGGTAATCTCTGTTGTCTCAGGTGCGTCGCCGAATACAAAAATAGAGTTATCATCCCAATGCAACGGTATATGAATTGCATATTCTCCTTGATCGGTATGTTTTACCACTTTGCCGCCTGGCGGCAGCACAAACAAGGACCACCTGTAAGCAAATGGGATTGCTTCGGTTAGCCTTTTAGCCAAACCAAATATCAATTCAGTGTTGTACCACGGAACCCTAGGGTGTTTTGATCTCAGCATAGACGGCAACATGCTACGATCTGCCATATCACTTTGCAACACCCAGCCATGCATTAATGTTTCACAATTATTTACACATGAGGTTAATGCATCGTCGTTTAAATGAATATAATTGTTTTCCCATGTCCAATGTAAATGTTTAAAATTTAATTGTAGAGTGTTATAGTATTCAGATAATTCGTTTATATCTATTGTAAAATTTAATTTTTGTACAGCGTTATCAACATTATGCATAGTGAATTTATTTATAGTTAAATACTGTATCGTGAATTTTAATTACTATTACAATAATGTGCCAGGCGACGGATTGTGCCGAAATAACTTAATATATACTAGCCTTATAAGCGATGATAAAAAAACTTTCTGTCAGTGGTATCATAATGACAGCGAGTATCATCAAGGTAAGAATGAAGTAGTTGATGCCGATCTAATGGAAGAAAAATGGAAACGTGAAGTTAAGTTTTTAACATTAATGTCTAAGCACTATCCACATCAGATTCCAGAATTGTTAGATATAGACATACATGAAAAAAAGATATATTTAAAAATTGACGGAGTGGATTTTTGGCAAGAACATTTTGATAAAAAATGCATGTATGATCAAGTACTACCTGATTGGCAAGAACAGATGTTATTAATTTTTCAAAGTCATAAAACTTTGGGATTATGGAAATATAGTTTACATCCGAGCAGTTATTTTATCGTTGACGGTCAATTGAAAAGCATTAATTATTTTTTTACATATCAAACAGGTGAAGGTCCTATAACTGTTAGGGATCACCTAAGTCACATTAGCAAGGAAAGACAGCAAGAAATGAAGATAAAAACTGATGCATTAGGTATCGGCTGGGATGTGCCACAGACCACTAAAACTATGCAGCTATTAGCTTTTGAAAGTTTCAGTAACAACTACCCTAGAGCATTTATTGAGAGAGCCAAGCGTGTCTTTATATAAATTAGTACAGTGGACTGAAGATCTAAATCTCAGTGACTTTTATCAACAAGCATTAACTAAAGGATTTAACAACAACAGTAGTCAGCATATGCTAGTTGACTGCTTTCGCAAAGAAAGAGAATGGGCAGTTTGGATTCTCTATTATGACGGAATTGCTGCAGGATCTGTAGCAGCACATAGTTTAGACTTTTTAGAAAATTCCTATAGAATATGTGCAAGAACTTGTGTGTTAACACACTTGCTGCCTAGAACGCATCTAAGAAGTTTAGGCTACACTTGTCAACAACATCAAAATGCCACAGCACAATTTTTTATACCAAGGTGTATAGAATGGGCGGCAGGTGCTAATAAAGATTTATACATTACAACACATCCTAGTGATGTAGGGTCACAAAGACTGGTACACAACACCTACTGCCCTGCTCTAGAGAAAACCGGTGCGTTAACCAGATCATTCGAGCACAACTATAGAGAGCATCTACAAACTTTTTGGAAGTTAAATACCGTTGTCTTTTTAGAACAGCTTGATCGATTACCTAGATGGTGATGATCATACTGTCCGCCAGCTGTGCAAATTTCCGATTGGGCGAAGAATCCCTGTCAGCTGCAATATTAGATGCATCAAATCCGATAATAGTATCTGTATGATCAACTATTGGTATTAGCACACCGTGCTCTGATTCTTCTTTAGACATGTTTCTAGCGTAACCAATACCGACTACAATAGGACACAGATACCCGTTAACCCCTAATTTTTTAGCAACTTCACTATGGTCGTGGCAGGATCCAAACCCAGTGTTTAATCCCTGTTCCTCTGCTGCTGCAACAGCACACATAGAGCTTATGAATATGTCGTTTTGCCGTTGTTGAAAATCAGGAGCGTTGACTGACATAGTTACGCCACTGTAGGTTCTTTGAATCTGAGCTGGTAGGTCTATTGGATTAAGCCAAGCTAACACTATAGGAGCACGATACTGACCATTAAACATCTTTAAAGATATTCCGTTTTCTTTTGCTCTATCACCGTCAGTAGTATGTGTGTGTTCGTAAAAAAGCCAATTTTTTATTTCTGTTGCCTTGAAACTTTCAGTTAGTACAACAATTTTGTGTAGTCGAGCTGCAAGTTTACTTGGTGCAAGGTATGCACAGTCAATAATATAGTCTATCTTTGATTGTTCTATATTTTTTTCTAAATCCCAATGCTTGGCAGTGAATCTCTTCGACAAAACATCTTTTAACATACTATTTCATTTCCAGAAAATTTAAAATTTCATTATGGTATGCCGGACCGTAATGTCCACCATCGGGAGGTGTCCAATCCCTGGCCCTGTCTAAGTTAAAATAATCCAATGATAACTTTTTAGGCAATGTGTAATCAATATAATTAATATCTCTTAAATTTAAGTATAATGGTGATTCCCACGGAAGTGCAATTTCAATTAATTTAATAGAATTGTGATCGCACATCATTTTTATACATTTTCGCCTAAATTCAAATTCCGTATTAACATTGTGCAAATGCATTGATAAATCAATGGACAATTTGTCAAATTTATACATTGTTTTGTCGAGACCATTATGCTGTGGAATCCACAAGTACGGATCAGCATCTTCTCGAAACCAACTTTTTCTAAATAGATTCGGCCATACAATTATGATAAACTTAGGATTTACACTTATGTGTTCCATGAACGTTAGAAAATTATAGTAAATAATATCAGTGCCCGCGCCCGGAATTCCTAAATTTATACCTTCTACATTTAGCGATTTACTTATTAATGAAGTGTATGTATCCTCGTTTGACAGTCCTATTCCAAATGTAGTGCTATCACCAAAACTTAGGAAATAATTATCTAAATTTATATTTGAAATTTCCTTAGTTCTAAACCCATCTGAATTAGTAGTGTAGTTGATCTTTTTAGTACGCCAGATCCAGTCCATTGGCATTCTTTTTAAATTATCTAAGTATGTTTTTTCATCATCGATTGAACAATAACAAGTATCAATGTTCTTGTATTTAGATTGATTGATTAGCATCTATAATGGCCATCTGTTTGGTCAACGAATTGCTTGTGTGTTGGAAGTTTAAAATCTTTGATACCCGATGTTGTTACAAAGTCTGTGATTTCATCTTCGTACTTTTTAGCGTATTCATCTTGTAAATACGGTTGCCAAAAATCTTCTTGAAGATTACTATAATCATGCTGTACACGGTATGCCAGTCTGTTGTCAGTGCTGCCAAGTCTTCTGTGCAAGGTAATGCTATTGTCAAATAGACAGAAATCACTGTTTCCCTGATACCAGTGATCATATGTATATTTTTCTACAAACAATCCCTTGTTGATCTCGTCAAATACCTTATCGCTTTCTTCTTTAGTGGCACCTTTGATACTATATATTGTATTAATTGAATAATGCAGTCCTACAATACCGCCCGGACTACGCATCACAATAGGAATTTCAGTGTTGTCTACCGGGCACATATTGGCGTGCATAACTTCGTCTTGTTCTAATCTTAGGCCTGGATTTATTTTACCGGGAGTAAATCTATGTAATAGAATCATTTCGTCTAGTTCACTACGGAATGCATTTGAAACAGTTTCGTAGTAATCTGGAGTAGTTAAAAATCCAGTAGAGCTCCCGACCATGCATTCACTGCTCAGCAGTGCTACTCCGGGAGTAAATGTCAATGTTCCACTTTCGTTGCTGTGCCAAGCAAGTTCGCCTTCTGCAAACATTCCTAACGGATTGCCATCTTGATCTTTTTTGCCCGAAACCCGCATAACATGCCGTCCTGTAGTTGGATCGATTTCCTGCATACGAGCAATATTAGATAATCTCAGTTTATCAATATCATCAATACTGGGATCGTTGGCTATTGCAAGTTTTATCACCTGACTCCAGGTCTTTCCTGCATATTTTTTTAAGATGTTATAGCGTATGCCATACCGAGTGTCGCCCCACTTCATCAACCATTCTGTTTGATTTTTCCAATTTAGATTACAATCTCTAATAATCGTAACTAAGTTAGTCAAGTGCAGCTGGCCGATTTCATTCCATTCTTCTACACTTAATTTTTCAAAATTAACATCGTCAATGAACACGCCGAATCGGCCTAGCCCTGGTATTTTTGAAACTCTCATAATCTAATTTTCTCGGTTAGAATATTATTTAAGAGAGTTTTGAAAGTTTAACACTAATATTGATTAGCTTAGATCTACCCATTCTGGAGTAGTACCGCTTGTGTTTTGATAGCCTTGGAATTTATTTGTTGTAGTATTGTACACTATCATTCCAAAGGCAGGAGCCGCCGGTAAGTCTATAGTTGCGTACAACCCAGTTTGTATAACTGGAGCACTTAATGTACCTTTACTATTAAATGTAAAAAATAAATTATCGTTTGCAACTGCGCCTGCAAGACTTGACTGTACAATAAACAACAGCTTTCCTGGAACCATACTTGAATCGGCTACAACTACATCATCAACTTGGGCTGCGATTGTTGCAGCTCGCACAAATGTGCTGCCGTCGAATCCTTTGAAAAGCGTTCCGCTCAGCAAGTCGTTTTGTTGCACTATAACTGGCAATAAATTAGTCCCTCTAGATATTTCTGTCGCAAACCACGGACTATCGCCGGAGTCAATAACTCCGCCGGCTACTAAAAATGGTAAATTGATATCATCTTGCCATATTCTAATAGACATTCTATCAGTCGTTGAACCAAATATTATGTCATTACTGAGCGATGTGAATGTGTTTCCTTCGATTGTCAAGGAAGAAGTATGCAAGCTAGAATTTATACCGTCAACTAACAGTGTAGAATCGTCTGCAAATATACTACCGTTGACATCGCCAGTATGATATCCTTCTGAGTTACCAGTTACATTGCCGACCACGTTACCAGTTACATTACCAACCACGTTACCAGTTACATTGGAAAATACTGGACCAACAATGCGTCCACTCACCGCATCAACCAACAAAGTTGAGTTATCTGCAAATACACTACCGATAAGATCTCCAGTTACATTACCAGTTACATTACCAGTTACATTGCCCGTTACGTTGGCAAATACTGGGCCAACAATGCGTCCACTCACCGCATCAACTAACAAGGTTGAATCATCTGCAAATACCGAACCTTTAAATGCATCAGCGGTAATAGTACCTGTATAATCACTCAAATCAACAGTGGCATCTATTCTACCTGCACTATCTTGCGTAGCTCCGTAAGTGAATGATATGTTAGTATGAGCGCCGGCAACTAGTGCTGCTCCGGCTGCATCTACGGCATTTTCATTAGT